CAGACGGGCCTGTGCTGCCGGTTAGCGAGGTGAGGCCATGAAATATCCATGCTTAGTGCCGAAACGGCTCTGTAGGACGGATATACACGTTCATCTGGAGTCTGAAGGCACAGACAACCATGGCCAGCCGGAGAAAGTCCTTGACCTGGATCTAAAATGCAACTTCCAGGACCGGGCCAAGACCATTCTCACAGCGGAGAAGAAACTGGTGCAGATTACTGGTACCTCCTTGATACCAGGGGACATTGCCCCAGACTGGCCGACGATCAGCGGCGGAAGCGTGATCGTATTTGGAGAGGAGCGCCGGATCCAGCAGGGGACGAAGAACCGGAACCCGGACGGAACAGTGAACTTTTGCACGCTGGAGGTGGTCTGATGCAGGTGAGATCCACAGTGAAACTGAATATGGCCAGGATCCAGCAGTTGTCTCAGGCGGCTGTGACAGCCCTGGAGAAGACTGGCGAGGCCCTGCATACAGAGGTTGTACAGGCACAGGTCATGCCATTCGATACAGGCCATTTGCAGGAGGATGCTACTTTTGCGGATTACAGCGAATCTTCGCAGGGGAAAGTATCACTGGTAACAAGCACACCATATGCCCGGAGGCTGTACTACCATCCGGAATACAACTTCCAGACGGATGAAAACCCTAATGCAAAAGGGCAGTGGTTTGGAGATTGGCTGCCGGGAGGAAGCAAGGCGGATTTTGTTCCTAAAGCTTTTAAAGAGAATTATAAAAAGGCAGGTGGTGTGTGATGCTGACCGTAGATGATATCAGAGGATATATAGCCGGTCTTGGGGAGTATAACATGGTGTACATTGGCAAGATGGACAATAAGAGGGAACATTCCATAGGCGTATATCCGCGGAAAGCTTCCGGACAGCCTGTGACGGCCCTGGGAGGCCCGCAGTACAGCTCCTATGATATCCGGCGTATATCCCTGTTGGTCCACTGGGATAAGGATGTACGGGCCTCAGAACAGGCGGCCTATGAATTATTTGAGAAACTTAGAAATGTATCCGGCCTGATGATAGGTGATACCCATGTTAACCAGATCAGTCTTAAGGTACCTGAACCGCAGCCGGTAGGTACAGATGATAACGGGGTATACGAGTATGTAATCTGGCTGGATTTTGTATATCAGAGAAAGTGAGGGATAAGAGATGGCAGAAGCAGCAGGAAAAGTCTATCCGGTACACAACAATGAGTTTAAATTCGGGACCAAAGGCATGACCAGCGCAGATGAGGATATGGTAGTACCGGCAGACCTTGAAAATTTTGCTCCGTCTATTGATGGAACGGTAGAGGAATGGTATGCCATGGACGCAAAAGGCTGGGCCAAGTCGGCTATGACAGGAAAGAAGCTGTCATTTGCTTTTAAAGGCAAGAGATCTGTGGGAGACCCCGGAAATGACTACATTGCGGGGCTTGCATGGAAATTTGGGCAGGACGTTATGACGAAATTTGAGTGGGTTATGGTATCCGGTGCAAAGCTGGCCTGTACCGTAGTTGTTAACGTAACCACACCCGGAGGCGGGGATACCACGAACATTGATACCCTTGAATTTGAGGTGACGTGTTACGGCAAGCCGGAATTTACACCGGCTCCGGGAGTAGGCGGCTGAACAGAAGGAGGAAAAAAGAATGTCAAGAAGAGTAGATATTACAGAAAGATTAAGCTTTGATGAGAATCCCTGCCTTGTAATCAAGGGAAGGGAATTGGAAGTTAATACAGATGCCCCGACTATGCTTAAGGTGATGGGAATTATGTCTGGTGATGATTCGGGAACAAAGGAAATTATTGATGCTTATGAGCTTGTATTTCCTCAGGCGTCAAGGGATGTAATCGAAAAGGAATTGAAGTTAAGCTTTAACGACCTGGTTATTGTGGTACAGGAAGCCTTTAATCTGGTTCTGGGAGAAGATAACAAGCTGGGAGAGTAGCGACCCGTACTACGATCTGTTTGAGGACTGGGATCTGATTGTCTCCAGTTTCCTGTCGCAGTACGGGTTAAGAATCAGGACGAAAGAGTTTGAATCAGTCTCTTGGGATGAATTTAAGGCGCTGATTGCCGGATTATCTCCGGAGACCGCTTTGGGGCGCGTAGTAGCGATCCGGTCTGAAACGGATAAGGATGTTATCAAGCACTTCTCAAAGGATCAGCGCCGGATCTATGACGAATGGAGAAACCGGGGAGCTGAAACGATGGATGAGAAAACCTTTGAGCAGAGTATGGCTGATCTGGAACGTATGCTTGCGGCCATGTGCGGTTAGGAGGTGGCGGAAATTGAAAAAGTAAGAAAGCAGATCCGGTGTCCATACTGCGGATACCGGATGCCAATCTATTATGACCCAGATGCCTGTGCAAAAGGAATTTTTGTACGGTGTAAGGGTCGGGATTGTAAGAGAGAGTTCGAGGTAGATATACAGCCGGACAAGTAGTGCCATCATGTGCCGATGTCTGAGTAACAGATAGAGGCAGGTGGTACATATGGCAGCTGATGCGTCCATTAGTTTTGACATATCGCTGGATTTAGGAAAAATCAAGACAGCAGTAGATAATGCGTCCCGGAAAGTAAAGTCTAATTTTGAGAAGGCCTTTTCAAATTCAGCACAAAAATGCCAGCGATCATGCGATGAGATGGCTGGGGCTTTTAGAAAAGTCGATGCTTCTGCTGATGAAACTCGACGAAAAATAGAATCTATTTTGAACGATAGCGAAAAGAGTGCAAAATCGAAAGCCTCATCTATCGCTTGGGTTTACCGAAAGCAGGGGATGAGTCAATCTGAAGCCATGAAAAAAGCATGGTCGGAGATTGAACGAAATGGGAAATCATCTTCTGAGAAAGTTAAAAAGAGCATACGAGGTATTGGATCGCAAGCCAAAGACACAGCAGGAGATCTTACTGGCGCTTTAAGCCCGGCACTAAAAAAAATAGGGATTGCCTTAGGAGCAGCATTTTCCGTAAAAAAACTGGTTGATTTTGGAGCTGATTGTTTACGTCTTGGGTCAGATCTCCAGGAAGTCCAGAACGTAGTAGATGTAACATTTCCCCAGATGTCTAAGCAGGTGGATAATTTCGCTAAGAACGCTGTGGCATCCTTTGGATTATCGGAAACCATGGCGAAAAAGTTCGCCGGTACATCCGGGGCCATGGCGAAAGCATTCGGATTCAGTGAACAAGCTGCCTATGAGATGGCTACAACCCTTACCGGATTGGCGGGGGATGTAGCCTCTTTCTATAACATCAGCCAGGATGAGGCCTATACTAAGCTGAAATCTGTCTTTACGGGTGAAACGGAATCCCTGAAGGATTTGGGCGTGGTTATGACTCAAAGCGCCCTTGATGCGTATGCACTGGCAAATGGATACAGTAAGACTACGGCAAAAATGTCTGAGATGGAAAAGGTGGCCCTGCGGTATAAGTTTGTGCAGGATCAGCTTTCCTTGGCTTCCGGTGATTTTATCAGGACTTCTGACGGATGGGCGAATCAGGTAAGAGTTTTACAACTCCAGTTTGATTCACTGAAAGCCACAATCGGCCAGGGCCTGATTAACGTCCTGACGCCGGTTATTAAGGTAATCAATACCATTATTGGTAAGCTGATGAGCCTGGCAAATGCTTTTAAGGCTTTTACGGAAATGATTACCGGTAAGGGATCATCGGGCGGAGGAGCCAGTGCAGCCGCTGCAGGGATGGAGGCTGTGGCACAGTCGGCAGATAAGGCCAATGCTGCTGCAGGTGGAGCAGGAAGCGCCGCAAAAAAAGCTGCCAAGGACATGAAAAGTATCACTACAGGGATTGATGAGTTGAACATCATCAGTCCTGATACTGGATTAGATAGTGGTGGGTCGGGTGGCGGAGCTGCCGGAGGGTATGATGCAGATCAGTTCGACATGGGGGAGGTTGATACCTCCGCCATGGATGCCATGGACAGTAAGTACCAGGCACTGATCGACAGGGCCAAGGAACTTAAAAATCTGTTTACAGCTGGCTTTTGGGATGGATTTGGGGATACTACGGTATTTGATAACATCCTTACATCTGTTGATCGTATCAAGCAGAGCTTGGGAGAGATATTCACAGCCCCGGAGGTGCTGACAGCTGCAAATTCCTTTGCAGATCAGTTTTCCTTTAGTCTGGGGCAGGTGGCCGGATCAGTAGCAGGGATCGGTGTAACCATAGCAGATAATCTTCTGGGCGGTATCAGTCTGTACTTGCAGCAGAACACAGAGCGGATTAAGGATTATCTGGTATCAATGTTTGATATCGGCTCACGGCTTGCTCAGATTACAGGTGATTTTTCCAAGGCTGTCAATACAATTTTCTCAGCCTTCCGGAGTGACGGCGCAAAGCAAATTACCGCTGATGTCATAGGGATTTTTTCTGAATCCTTTATGGGGGTTTCGGAATTAGCAGGAACATTTGCGGTAGATATTCTGGATATTATTGCAGCTCCATTCGTAGAAAATGCGGACTACATCAGAACTACGCTAGAGGATACGTTTGGGGCGGTAGAGCCTGTATTTTCCGCAATTAAGGACCTTATTTCTGAGACCTTTGAAAAAGTCGGGACCACATATGACAGCCATGTAGCTCCCATGATGGCAGCGTTTAAGCAAGGATTCACAGAGATTGGCGCTCTGTTGCTTGATGTCTATAACACATACTTTCTGCCAGTACTGCAAAATTTATCGGATAAATTCATTGAATTTAAAGATCAGCATTTAAGCCCGCTGATTGATAAGTTCTTAGAATTTGGTGGAAAAGTAGCCGATGCTATAACGAAGCTATGGGAAGGAATTTTACAGCCATTCATCGAATGGTTTATATCTAATGTGGCTCCTGCGGTAGCTTCTACTTTACAAGCTGCTACAGATACTTTCTTTGTGTTCTTGGAAACGGTATCTGGAATCATTGGAAGCTTGTTGACAATATTTGGCGGACTGATTGATTTCATAACGGGTGTGTTTACGGGCAACTGGAGTCTGGCATGGGAAGGAATCAAAGAAATCTTTTCCGGAATATGGGATGCACTTAAAGAAATCGTATCAGGTGCTATTGAAATAATAAAAAGCACGGTAAATCTCGCATGGACAGCGATTTCCAATATTACAACCACTGTCTGGAACGGCATAAAATCCCTCCTCAATTCCGTTTGGAACTGGCTGAAATCCCTTGCGACGACTTTGTTTACAGCCATTAAAGATGCGATCAGTACAATCTGGGAAAGCATCAAATCTACCACATCCGAGATCTGGGAGGGCATTAAAACTACCCTGGGGACTTTGTGGGATACGATCAAGACGGCAGTAGATGAGAAGTTTACTGCCATGAGGGATGCGATCACAGGCATTTGGGATACTGTGAGAAGTAAAAGCAAAGAGACCTGGGATGGAATCTGGGCGGATATCAAGGGCATCATCAACATGATTATCGGCGGCGTTGAGAGCATGGCGAACCGTGTAATTGATGCTATTAACGCTATGATTGATGCCGTGAATGAGGTAGCGGATAAGGTTCCAGGAATTGGTGCGGATCTGATACCTAATATTCCAAGCATCAGCCTTCCACGTCTGGCGCAAGGCGGTTTTGTCCGTGCTAACACGCCGCAGCTTGCCATGATCGGTGACAACCGGCATTATGGTGAGATTGTAGCACCAGAGGATAAGATGCAGGAAATGGTAGACCGGGCGGTGGCAATGTCCTCACGCAACAGCAGCGGCATGAGCGATCAGTATCTTGCTGTTATGGTAGATCTGTTAAGGAAGATCATAGAGCTGATTGAACAGATGGATCTAACGGTCTATGTGGATATCAGGGAGATCAAGAAGCAGCTTGCGGATTTGGAGAAACGCAGTGGCTACAAACTTAGACCAACATAAGGAGGGAATGGCATGGCAATCTACATTAACGGTCATAAATACCCATCCTATGACCAGGGGCCGGGACTTACCATTGCCACAAATGTCAACCAGGGCAAAAACGCCCTGGGAGAGTTTGTGGGGCAGAGGGTAGGTCGGGATCAGGACAAAATAGACGGCTTACAGTGGTCTTATCTGGATGCTGCCACATGGGGAAGTATTCTCCGGGAATTTGACGAATTTGTGGTAACGGTCAAGTTCCCGGATATGAAAACAGGGGGGTGGAAAACAGAGAGGATGTATCCTGGGAACAGAACAGCTAAAGTGTGGGAAGAGGATGAAGATGGGCTTCCAACTATGTACAAGGACTGCAAGGTTAATCTGGTAGACTGCGGGGTGATTGAATAATGCAGGCAGCAAGCAGTAAATATAAGGAGGTCATGCGCCGTAAATGGCGCAATCCTCTGGCACATCTGCGGGTTACGATTGGACTTATCAATCAGGAGGCGCAGGCATCGGCATATATTCCAGATCCAGTTCGGTATACATATTTTTCCAACCTTAAGAAACCTATGGATAATTACAAAGTACAGGAGCTGTATGGTACCTGCGATGAGAATTATACGCAGGTGGATGGATCTATGTATTTTCTTCCTCGTGAGGCTGGAGCGGTGGTTCTTAACCAGGGGCTTGTGACTGAGGATCTTCTGGGAGATATTGAGATCCATTTTCCTGTCCAGTATGACATCAAGGGTCTGACTGTAGAGTTTGGGAAGGCATATCCGGTTGATTTTGCTATTGTGTCCGACAATCATACGGTAGAGGTCACAGACAACGCAGACGGTCATTATGTAACGGAGGAGATCTTTGAAGGGGCCACATTCTTAAGGTTCTCCCCGTCCAGAATGGTTAATGGGAAGAGCCGGTTCCGTATTAACCAGATCACTATGGGGATCGGTATCTATTTTGACAGCCGCAAGATTCTGTCGGCCACGAAAAAGGAGCATATCAGCCCGATATCAGAGGAATTGCCTACGATCGATTTTAGCTTGACGGTCAGCAATAAGGACCGGGCCTTTGATGTGGAGAACGATGAGAGCAGTGTCAACTTTTTTGAGCTGGGGCAGGATATAGAAGCGCTGTACGGGCAGGAACTGGATGACGGGACTATAGAATGGATACCAGGAATTAACCTGGCACTGAAAGAGTGGTCTGCGGATGACGAGAAACTGAACCTAAGCGCATCCGACCGGTTTGACAGCATGGACGGTACTTATTATCGGGGACAGTATTACCCGGAGGGAATTAGCCTGTATGATCTGGCGGTGGATGTATTCACAGATGCGGGAGTTGATCCAAGAGAATATGGAGTTGATACCTACCTCAAAGCAGTTATTGTCAGGAATCCGATTCCGGTTGTGACCCACAAGGAAGCGCTTCAGCTGATTGCCAACGCAGGCCGCTGCATCTTATATCAGGATAGGGCCGGAAAAATATACATTAAGTCCAGTTTTGTGCCGGAGATGTCCGCATCGTCAGAGGATGAGGCATATTTCTCTCATGTCGATACAATCTTAAGCAAGGACATAGGAGCCCGTGATGAGTATGCGTTGACAGGGCAGGACTATTCTACAGCAGGAGAAACCGTGTATTTTCTTCCCCGGCAGTCTCCTTCTGGAATATACCTCAATACAGGTTATGTTTCTGATGCGGCAGCGGATGAAAACGGAGCCTTCCAGAACAACCCAACAGTCACACTCACGATGGAAGCGGCTTATAAGTGTTTCGGGATTACCTTGGTATTCGGACACAACTGGCCGGATACGGTAATATTCCATTCCTATAACAATGGGGAGATTCGAGAGGCTTATGAGGTCAGTAGGTTGACGCAGACGGCAGTAATCAGCCATGAGTTCCCGGAGTTCGACCGGCTGGTGATTGAGTTCACCAAGGGGGCACCAAATAACCGTGTGATTCTTGATCAGATCACTTTTGGAGATAGCACAGATTATATTCTGGAATACGGTGTGGAGCTGACTAAAACACCGGAAGGAACCAAGCTGGCCCGAGTGAAAGAGCTGCAGGTATTACGAACTTTGTACAGTGAGGGGAATGGAGAAGTGCAGGAGCTGATCAGGGAGACGATCAGCCTGACAGCGCAGGACAACTATTATACGTTCTATTTCTCCAACCCTTCCTATGGACTATCAGCAGCCCTCGCGGAGCCACAAGAAGGGCAGGAAGTGAGAATAGTGGAGAGCAGTGCTTACTATGCGACTGTGGCCCTCACGGGTGTTACAGGAGCGGCAGAGGTTGTAATAAGCGGCAAAGAATATGTGGTAACACAGGCCAAGGTCAGCCGCCAGCTTAATCCCACGGGCAGTCTGGAAACATGGGAGAATCCGCTGGTATCTGATGTGGTTCACGCTGCCGATCTGGCTGACTGGATCGGGGACTACCTTAAGGCGGACCGGGAATATAATTTGCAGTATCGGGGAGAACCGAGGATTGATGCCA